ATACAATCTGCTGTGGCACCCAGAGACGAACCCATTGCTAAAGCAGGTACACCTGAAAGGCAAGAACTCTGACGGAGAGGACTACGAGGAAGACGTGACAGCCATCGACGCGGAACTGATTCGCCAAGCCTGTGCCGTTCACCTATACATCAAGGCGCATCGTGAGGAATTGTCGAAATACAACCCGTCAAACGGCTGGGGCAGTTATGACAATCTGCTGAAATGCAGCGGCGACTTTGTGAAGGCGTTGCTCGACATTCCGGCAGAGGAATACGATAATTATTTCCTCTATTGTTGGACATGACTATACATCGTAAACCCCTGCGAGCATTGCTCCCGAAAGAAATTATTACTCTAAATAATACGACTATGGTAGATTATCTCAACCCTAACATTCACTGGCGGGCGCGGATCAAAGGACTTGGCCCAAAGGATCAACTCGGATGTCTTCACGGCATCCTCTTCTTACTGATGGCCGCTGCGTTGTTGGTAGCGGCGGCGATGTTCGCGGGGTGTACGACGACGCGGTATGTTCCTGTGCCGGAATATCACACCGATACGACCTATATCACCAAGCAGCAGCGGGACTCCATCTGGTTGCACGATTCGACTTACATTCACGATCGAGGCGACACGGTGCTGATTGAGCGATGGCGCACAAAGTACGTTGAGCATGCAAAGACAGACACTCTGTACACTCATATTACTGACTCAGTGGCAGTGCCCTATCCCGTGCCTGCCACTCTCTCTCGATGGCAGCGTTTTTGCTGCGACTACGGCAAACTAATGGTTGGTGCTACGGCAGCAATGATCCTGGCACTGATCTTTGTAATCGTAAGACGTATCCGTTCTCCCACTTTGTAGGGCGATGACTTTTATCTTTGACAGCCGACTGGATATAAACGTATTATTAATTTTTAAAAAATTACCTTATTATTATTATCCTTTAGGTTTTTTGACATCCCGTCGGCTGTCTTTTTCAAACACACACATCTAATACACGAAAGACATCGGTAAACCCCAAGCCCATTTTCTTGCGATAAGAAAAGAGACAAGAAAATGGCAATACCAATCATTATTTCAAGCCTCGCGCTGGTGATAGCAATTGTCGCCGTCGTTATGGCAGTTAAGAACAAGAAGACGGTGGTAAAAGAAACTACCGTGAAGCAGGAGGTGATTCACGCACCTGTTGATCATCCGTTTGTATATGACGAGAAGGCGAAAGCCTATCGTGTTAATGGCAGTCTATATGTCACTGGTTTTATATCGGCATTGGACGTAAATCAGGAGGGATAAACTATGGGATATGCTAATAATAAAATAACGGCTCCTGTTAGTATCTTTGACGTTAAGAGTGTAGTTCCTGTAACACTGCGAAGAACTAACACAAGTACAGGACAGATTGAGACAATATCAAGTAGTGATTTAGGTGTCCTTTGTGGTGCATCCGTTGGTGATACGATACCAGCGACTGATGGGAACGGTAGCTGGACGGTTCTATCAAGAACGGAGGTTAATATGTGGGCCAGGTATAAGCCTGAAACAGCCGTAACAGGACTTGTAACACTTGGCATACAACCAATTACCCTGCAAAATAGAACCCTGAATGGATATGGTATAGAGTGTAGGTCAAACGCTGGTGTCGGTAGTATTTCAACACTTGTTGACCGACTGAGGGCAGGAACGGCTGTAGATTGTTTCACTTATAAGAAACCATTCGGAACGTCAGCATCACCTTATCGATTGACCGACTTTGAAAAATATTGGCATTTGGCCACTGTGCCGATTCGAGCACCTTATAATCCAACAGATAAAATAGGTGTAACGTCTCAGGGCACACTCCAGTTGTATTATTATGTTGACATCGAGGGCTCAATATATGGACTCGGACTAAAAGACTTGCGATTCCAAAGCGACAGCCAGCAGTTGAGTGAGTACTATTTCGGAATTCTTATCTACAATTCTACAACTTATGCCGCTGCCACTCAGGATCATAAGATGGGTAGTGCGCAACAGGAAGGACTTGACGTAACGCTGACTGGTGTACCTCAGACCACAGCTACCTATCAAATGGTTCCGTTCTTCTCCACACAGCCTATAACATCGGCAAGTGCTTCGTTCAATGGTACGATTTATCCGATGATATGGGCTGGTCAAGAAATCCATACCGCAGCAGAATCTCAATACATCGCAATATCGACATGGGGATTCGTATGGGACAACGATATGCAGACCGTCCGTTTCAAGTATTCTGTTGTCAACCGCACAAGTGGAGCGCATACATTCAATACAGAGGCTTACGGAGCAGGCACATCATACATTGAAGTAGGTTATCAAGGAATGGCAATGTATCAGCGTTGGCCAGTTCAGATAAACGTATCAGTACCCGCTAATTCTGAGGTAAGCAATACCGTTGTCATCGCTCAGAACTTGTACGCAGCACAAGCTGAACTTATTCGCAACGGAGATTCGAAGGTTCATATCAGCGCAGCCCAGTTCAATGGTCGCTATACTTACGATGACATCATCCAAGTCTGGGAGCATGAGTAACATAGTAAATAATAATGAATATGGAAATAACACTTGAAGCCATCATCAGTCTGTTAGGTCTCTTCGTTGGTGGAGGTGGCGGCTGCTTCTTCACCTGGCGATGGATGAACCGTCGGGCTCGGGCAGAAGCCAAGGAAAAAGAAGCCGAGGCAAAGTCGGCTGAGGTGGATATGGCTCAGAAGGTTCAGGACACCTATCAGGAAATCCTCGAAGACAAACAGAAGGAGGTGGAAGATAACCATCGTCTGATTGCCGAACTGCGGTCTGATCGTGACCACTACAAACAGGGTTACGTCGAGATGCGCGACGAGGTGGAGAAACTGACAAAAGATTTCAATGACTTCAAGCGCGAGACGATGGAGGAACGTCAGAAGATGAAGAGTGACATCGCCCGCAACACCCGCATCGCTGAGTCATCGCGCCCTTTTATGTGCGGCCTGGCTCCAGACTGCGCCAAGTGCGTGCCCGTGATTATTTCGGACGAAGGAACGGTTAAGCCAAAGGGCAAGCGAGGAGCGAAACACGAAATAGAACCTAATAACGAAGATTAAATATGAATACCCCCGTAACTATGCACTTCACCATAGAAGAGCTCTACGCCTCGGCTACGGCCAAGGCGAAAGGCATAAATAACAAACCAAACGTGCAGCAGACGATCAACCTGGTCTATCTCGCTGCTTATGTCCTGGAGCCGTTGAGGACGGCAATGAAGGAACCCATCAAGATAGGCTCAGGCTTTCGCTGCGAGGCCCTGAACAAAGCCGTCGGTGGTGTCTACAACTCGCAGCACATGAAAGGCCAAGCCGCTGATCTCTGCATCGACGGCGACATTCAGAAAGGCCGCAAGTGGTTTGAGTACATCCGCAAGAATCTGCCGTTTGACCAGCTGATATGGGAGAAGAATCCCAAGACCGGCTCGTGCTGGGTACATGTCTCGTTCGTCTTTCCCGACTTCGGTAAGAACCGCAAGAAGGTCATCGACGGCCTGCTGAAAAAATGACACTTCTTTTTCATTGTTAATATTGTGATATACAGACGCGATGTCTGACTCTTGAATTTTTCATTTTTAGTTTAAGGTTATTGTTAAGAATTGTTTTAGTTTAGTAATGCAAGAGAAATTTTATTTTTCATGGTATTGATTGGGGAGGCAGCGGCCTCCCTTTTTTTGTCCCTATTGGCGAAAGTAAACCTAAACGCGGTTTTTGTCAGATAAGAAAAGATAAAGACGAAAACGATATGAACGAACAAAAAGACACGGGCTTGCGGTGGCTGTCAGTACAGGCCATTCACGATCATTGCCACATTGACTTCAACTGCGAGGACGCAGAGCTGGAGCAATTCGGTATTGCAGCCGAGCAAGCCATTCTCAACTTGACGCGCCGGACGTTTGAGAATTTTGTGGACACGTATGGGCGCATTCCTGACCCCATCTTCAACGCCTCGCTGTTGCTGGTGCAGAACCTCTACAACAACCGCGACGCTGCCGACAGCCAGAAGAAGGAAGCTGCGCTCTACGGCTTCGACCTGTTGCTGAAAAACTACATGGTACTGACGGGTGGCACGCCATTGGAGGTGGAGCGTGATGGGCTCTTGGATAAGCTCACAGTGGTGATGACTGAGTTCGATTTCGACTTTGGCGAGATCACCGACCCGAGTGAGGAACTGGTGGAAGCCTACGACACGCAGCGCAGGAACATGGCAGCACTCTACAACCGCTATGCCTACATCGAGCACCCGACATCGTATATCTGTGAGAAGTTCCGCCAGGCTATCGCCAAGGCGAAAGAGGACTGTGACAAGATTATTAACCCAGAAGAATAAAGAGATATGGCAGAGAACAATAACAATCAGAATGCCCAGATAGCGTCCACTCCGCTATCGAAAGTTATTGAACAGGGCGAGGAAGTGAAGTATTTCATCGACATCGACCAAGAAGGGTTTGATATGACTGAAGATGACTTCACCGTTGAATTGCGATGGGGAATGCGCGTAAAGAGTATGCTGCTGACAAAGCAGGACATGACGCTCGACTCCAGCGGAAAATATTTCTTTGAGTTCAACACCAAGGAAATGATTGGCAAAATAACAGCCGTATGTAAGTATTACGTTCTAGATGTGGACGACCCAGACGGTGTGCGCGAGAAGGTGGACGAGCAGGTGATTGGCTTCGTGGTGAACACCCCATGTCCGCAGTTCCTGATGTGTCCGAAGTGCAGTGAAACGGGCCATAATGTAACGTATGAACGCACGGATGATTCTGGCATTGCTTCGCGCTACCAGCGTCTGTGTACCACGCTCGGCCAGCCACTCGTTACAGATGACGACCTCTACCTGTATGTGCTGACATCTCCAGAAGAGATGAGTACAAGTGACATCTAAAAACGAATAAAATATAAGAAAATGGCAGACTTTCGATTGACTCAAACTGGCCAACAGGTGCAGAGCATCTTGAATCAGGCCTCACTTGACAATGGGGTGCTAACACTCCACGTCAACAACACCGACATCCATGTGACCACGGAGAACAAGGCTGCGTGGAACGCGAAGTATGACAAACCATCAGGTGGTATTCCTAAGACTGACCTCGCGGCTGCTGTGCAGTCTGCTATCGAGGCAGCGATTACCGCTTATCAAAAGCCCGGCAGTGGTATTCCGAAGAGTGACCTCACATCGGCTCTTCAGACGGCTATCGACAAGGCCCTGAGTGCCTATCAGAAGCCCGACGGTGGTATTCCTAAGACTGACCTCGCAGCAGCCGTGCAATCGGCTCTGGAGGCAGCGGTGACGGCTTACCAGAAGCCGAACACTGGTATTCCAAAGGAAGACATGACGCAGGAGGTGCAGACCATCCTTGCAACGGCGAGCTCGCAGGCTGAACAGATTATCGCAGAAGCACAAGCCCGTCAACAGGCAGACGAAAATTTGCAAGGTCAGATAAACGCAAAGACAACACAGGCACAGGTGGAGTCGCTCATCGCTGCTGCTGTGGCCAACTTCGTAACTGGTACGCAGGTGCAGTCGGCCATCGCTACCGCGCTCGACCCTTATAGCACCACTACAGAGGTGCAGTTGGCTATTCAGAATGCTATCACATCGGCATTGGCTAAGTACTACACCGCAACTGTCATCAATCAGATGTTGAGTGAGAAGGTGAACAAGGTGACCGGCAAACAGCTCTCGACCGAGGACTTCACGACTACGCTGAAAAACAAACTCGATACACTGCCAACAGCTGCCGACCTTGCGACACAAATCAGCACTGCCATCAGCACTGCGCTTGCATCTTACTACACGAAGACGCAGACCGACAACCTATTGGCACAGAAGACGACCGCCGCACAGGTTGCTGACGCCATCGCTGCTGCACTGACTTCGTACAGCACCACAAGTCAGATGAACACCGCTATCAGCACCGCACTTGGTTCGTACTACACCAAGACGGAAATCGACACCAAGTTCGAGCGAGTGCAATTCCTGGAGCGCGGTTTGGGCAAGTACGACAACATCCGCAGTATCACGCTCCAGCAAGCCACGGCTGGTAAGTACGTGAATGTGAACGGTCAAGAGGTGAGTGCAAGCGGCTACGGCATATCGGCTGAGGTGCAGCTGAATGCCGGCGACATCATGCTTGTGCCCAGCGCAAGTCCCGTGCCTGCCGACGTGAGCCTCTTTGCCCGTATCGTGACGCGCACTTACGACAAGGTGATAAACTACACCTACACCTATCGCCAGGACTACCCCGAACTGCCCGCAACGGCTAAAGCTGACTACAACCCCGCGCTGATCTACACGGCTCAGTACGACGAGACGGGCGACACACCAGTTTTGACGGGTTGGGTGATGGGTGGTCAGACCTACACCACGCTGCCCGCTACCCGCGAGGTGACGGAGAGTTACTACGAGCCATTGATGAAGCAAGCTGTAGCCGCTATGCCTTCTACTGGCTATTACGTGTATCTCTGCCCCACCAGCATGACCATCGTGGTGAGTGGTTATACGGCAACAGTGAGCGGAGGTGTGGCTCTGGTGGTTGGTTTGGGTATCTTTAAAAATATCGCCACCAACTTCATCGGTGCCCCAGGTCAGGCCGTCATCGCACAGGCATTTGCTCAGCTGCTGGGTGAGATTGAAGGACTGAAGGCACAACTCGACAACCTCGGAGAGACACGCGCCGTCTGCATCAATTCGGAAGACGTTCCGAAGGTGCAGAACTACCCGATGATTGTTTACGGTGACGGTGCGCCAGCCGCCCCAAATGTGCCAGCATTTATCGGTCAGAAATATCTCGATACGACCAATAAAAAGGAGTACACCGCATTCAGTGTGACGAACTCGGTGAGCGATTGGGTTTTGATGAACTAAAAATAAAGAAAGGATAAAGATATGGCAATCAGAAGTTATGCAAACAAAGCTGCCTACGATGCAGCCGTGAAGCCTACCATCGAGAGTCAGGTTTCGCTCATAGAGACGACCCGCGAGATTATCGTGGACGGCGTGAACGTAATCACCACCAGCCCTATCGTTGGTGACTTGGTGTTCCTGAACGAAAGCAACGAGATAACCTACGTCAAGGGCGGCTCGTGGATTCAGAAGGCATTGATTCCGAGCGCATGGGTGCATGTCGGTTACGTCTATCTGCGCAAAGGTCGTCAGGTGGGTGTGATTGATAAGGATGCGGCCGATTTGAAGTATCTGGATGTGTGTCAGTATTCACTGACCAACTTCACCGATACATCCGTCAACCTGAAGCTGCGTATGGCTCCGAACTACGATGTAGAGACCAGTATCGACGTGACGCTGACATCGACCAGCATCGACGCCACCACCGCTGCCGAGATTTCAGCAGCAGTTGCAGCCAAGGCTGCCGAGGTTGGCGATACGAATGCGTGGTGGGCTTATCTGGCAGACGCAGACGGCAACAAGGTTGATTCGGACGGTACGCAGATTATCGTTCAGTGCGACGTGTGCGTAACATGGCAGACGCAATACTACTATGGTGCGACGGGTTGTACCATCGCATTAGCATCATGGGGCGATATGCCAGAGAACTCAGAATACTGGCATGGGGAGCGCGGGTTCTATACGAACTATTGGGGCGTGATGAATATCGCTCGCA